ATTCGCCGATGATCTTCCTGATCTCGGCACGTGCAAACTTTGCCATTTGGTTTCCCTCCAATGCTCTGGCGGCCATGCTCGGCCAACGGGTTTTTTGTAAACGCGTGCTTGCGTTTTCGTAAAAAAAATATGACAGGCGTTTAATCCTGTCACATTCAAAAACGTAAAATTTCGGCGAACAAAAGCCACGCCGACCAGGATGGGCTTTGTCTATCCTTTTCGTAACTCGTTCTCAAGAATCGCCCTGTACTCTGCGCCGTGTCCATCGGCGGCTGGCCTGAGATACGGCCTTGCTGACATATGGATTGTTCCAAGTTCCACAAAAGGTGCATATTTCACATTTGTGCCAATAACCTCTGTGTTTTCATCCTGCTGTGCATGAGTAATGCTGTTGCGCAAGCGGCCTGTGTCTACAGGGCAAAGTTGTTTTGCATAGGTCTCGGCCATGCCACCAATGATTTCAAGGGCACGGGCTTTTGCGCCGCCTAATGCTGATAAGACTGCTGCGCGATTAGATGTAAAGGCCATGTTTTCATCTCCTATAAAACGATCACCGCGTCTCCCGTCGGCTTTATTTTGGATTCTAGTTGAGACTTTTGCTTTGTTTGATCTTTGCCCATATTTCAACAACGCCATCAATATCTCCATCTGAATCAACGTTAAACTTCACTTTTTCTATTTCTATCAGCGCATCTCGATCAAAAAGAATTTCTCTTTCTACCTTTACGGAAGATGATGCGAATTGTTCTGCGTCAACACCGTGGACCTCGCCTTCAGTTATAAAATGCCACTGCAGTTCACGCTTGTATGGTTCGGCGACAGATTCCCCTTTAGTCGCAGAAATGTAACTCTTAAAAGGTGCTGTTTTACCTTCAAGAGACTTTAAGTTGTCTGGATCTTCAAACCAAGAACGCCTTTTATCTTCAAACATGCCTCTCAAATCGGCCATAGAAGCTCCTCGACTTGCCACTGTTCCTTCGCCGACAACCGTTTTTTTCATTGCGCTGTCCACTCCATCGACGATTCGTTTGATACTTTCGTATTTTTCAACAGTTCCCTCTCGGAGAGCGGAGTTAACGCCAGAATACGAAACTGTCGTGTATTCATGAATGGCTTCCTTTTCAAATTCAGTATATGCATCTTTCTGCGTAAAGATTTGCTTTGTGCTTTTTGCTTGTTGATTATTTTTTTCTTCTTTGCCGCTCTTCCATTCCTTATATGTCTGATACTCAATAACTTCACTGTCCCTGCTATCCGGGTCATTGTACGCTCGTCTTCGCATATTCTGCGGTTTATACTCAGGATAGTAATAGCCAAGGGTACAGCGACAGTTAAATACATTCGCAGGATCAGCAGACGGATCGCCGGGAAACATGATGTCGCCAAGCGCGCTCTTGAACGGCTTGTCCGGGTCTTGAATCTGACCGTCCAAGTCCTGATGTGCGTCTCTTGTACGGCTGTCAAGCGTGGCAATCCATTGCTTTTGCACGGTTATTCCCATGTCCTGTGCTTCTTCCATCCGGGCAACCCTCCCGGCGTTCTCTGCACCTGTTATGGCCGTTCGGGCAAATAGTCCCATCTTTCGCCCGTTGCTTGTTGCCAGTTCCCCGCACAACCGTTTCCCAATGTCCGGCACGGACTCGCCCTGTATTATGCCTTGCATAACGGCATTACGCACCCGTTTCTCATTCCATGCATAATCCTTTGGTTCGTCAATTTTCCATTCCGGGAGCATTTGCGGGCGATCCAGCAAAAGCCTCTTGACTGTTGATCTGTCATACAGATTAAATGCTATGCCAAGGCCTGCATTTTGCTCAATGTTGAACGCTGTGTAATTCGCCGCTTCCGCAAATATACTCAGATTGCCCGTGCCGATGATTTGCCGCGCAATTTTGTCCGCTTTTGTGTAAACGCCTGTAATGTCAGACAATTTCTGTTTCCATTGCTTCCCCTGAAACACTTGTCCAAGCAACCACCGTTGATACTGTGCCTGAGTCCATTTCCCGGCTTTAACATCTGCAAGGTGCTGTTGGCTTTTTCTTGCAAATGCGTGGTTAAACCCTTCCAGCTTTTGCTCAACCTCTGTCGCAGCTTGTCCGTAAATCTCTTCAAGTTGACGGCGCAACTCTTCCATCTGCTCATCGCTATAGCGCCTTGCGTAATCCACGCCGTCACCTCCCGTCAAGCTTTAAAGCGGCTTCTGTCTTTCGCGTCATTCCTGCCAAGGATGTCATTAACCTCGTCCACAGTCACGAACGGCAGCTTGGTTATTACAGCTTTCTCGCCCAGATAATCCGCGGCCATCATGACCATCTGCGTCTGCTCCAACTGATTGCTGATCCGGTTGCGCTTGAATTGCGGCACCGCTGGCTCCAGACCCTTGATGCGGAGGATCTGCTGTACAGCCGTGATGATCTGATACTCAAAATCATCGGCCTCAGAGTCCATCGGCTGATAACCCGCGTCAATGTGGTCATTGGTAGCCCCTGCGGAGACCGTGTGCACGTCCAGCACCCCGAAATCCTCATACATTGCCGCTCTCAACTGATCGAGGCACGCCTGACGGGCGCTGTAGGGGACCTCCTGGGTGTACGGTGTGAGACTGGTGTTGGCCGTATCCACCACGGCCATGTGTTGGAAAAGCAGCCGGTCACGCAGCTTGGCAATCGCGTCATCATCCATGCCCATCGCGTTGCCGATGATCCAGTACATCTGCGCGCAGTCCTGAAGATCGTTGGCAAATCCGGAATGGATCATGTCATAGGCGTCGATCTTCGCCCGCAGCCCGACAAGCGCGGACTGTTTGCTGTCGTTGGGGTACAGCGGCACGATGGGCAGTTCGCCATAGTTCTCCTCGGAGATAACCTCCTCGCCGTCCGCCTCGCTGACCTGGACCGTCTGTTTGTACGCCCGCTTCTGCTGCGTGATTTCCAGCGCGCCAAGGCCGTACTTTTTCGGCGCGGTGCGATAGACCGTATAGCCGTCCTCCTCGTAAAGCCACACATGGATCGGACGCCGCCGCCACTCCAGCGACCAGAAGCGGATACCAGCGCGCATCACGCCGGTGTCCTCGTCGTACAGCGGCAGGAAGTGGGTCATCGGGAAAACAGCAAGGCGGTCATCATTGACGAAAATATAGCTGACACCATGTCGAACCGCCAGTTTCGCCGCGTCCGTGATGTCCGTGTCGAAAGTCGGGCCGAGGATTGCTTTGATGTCCGTCGCGCCGTCTTTCGACGGAAAAGACAGGCCGTTGCCGAGGCTGTACTGCACGCGGTCCTTGCACAGATGGTGGAAAAAGTTTGACGCGATACGGTTGTTCGCCGCCGTAGGATCGACCGCCGCCACGCCGGTGATGTCGTACACGCGCTTGACCGTGTTCAGGATCGTGATATTGCGCTGGGCCTCGTATTCGTCCGCGTCCAGCGCGATCTTGTACGCCTCGGACCGCATATAGCTGCCGATGGCGCTGCCGATCCACTTCGCGCGGTCAGAAGCCGCCTGGAAGTCCTGGAAGGTGAGCAATGGAATCGCCCCTTTCTGCTGTCATCAGCCGAACAGCGCCGATTTGTACGGCTTGCCGCTGCGGCTGTCGTAGTATCTGCACACGCAGGCCGCGGAATCCGGCGCGTCATCATGCTCCGCGTCCTCGGTGTAGTTCTGGATCTGGCTGATGAAATTCCGGTCGGTGCCGGGCAGCCAGTAGATATGCGGCCACCACTTGCGGAGGAACGTGCTGATCTTGAAATACTTATTCTCCGCCTCGTGATAGCTCATCGCCCGGTGCTTTGTCTTGATGATCTCCTGCGCCAGGAAACCCTTGTCGCCGTTGTCTTCGCACAGGATCGGGGCGCACATCAGCCGGTCGGCCTCGGCCATGATCGCGCCGAGCACCGTTCCCGCGTGCGTCTGCCACAGCCGCCCGTAGAGATACAGATTGTCCCCGATGCGCTTGCCGCAGGTGAAGGCCGTGCCGTTCCCGCCGCCGTAGGCCGCATCCAGGTGCGCGATGCCGTCCCGCAGCAGGTCCTCCGGCTTCGCGTTCTCGTTCTGCAGCACCTCCCGCGCCAGCTGCTCCGTGATGAACTTCGGCGGCTCCCTGAACAGCGCATCCTCCGCGGCGATGTGTTTCAGCTCGTAGTTTGCCGCAAACAGCGACGGGGCCATGCTCTGCCGCTTTTCCTCGATCTCGGCCTCGGACAGGATGCCCGTGGAATAGCAATCCCAGCGCTCCGGCTCTGGCATCAGCGTGAAGGCATCCTCCGGGTGCCAGGGCGTCCCCGTGTTGATGATCCGCCCGCCCTGGTTGCGGATGTTGAGCAATTCCTGATAGATCAGCTTCGTGCGCTCGCGCTCGGCCTTGCTCTTGCGGTCTTTGACGTTGATGATGTCGTCCGTGAAAATGTATTCGAAATGCTTGCCGGTGATACTGCCGCCGATGCCCATGCCCACGAGCTGCGAAGTGCCGCGGGTGTCGGTGACCAGGTTCGTGCTGATCTCCGTGGCGTTGTCCGTCAGCAGGCGGAGGTTGACGCTATAGATCACCTGCACAAGGTACTGCACCTTCGGCATTTGCAGGATTTTGCGCACCTGGTCGATGATCTCTTTGACGTCCTCGTCCGTCTTGCGCACGAACAGGATACGGCGGTTCGGGTGGAGGAGCATAAGGATCACCAGCACCACGGACAGGCACGTCGTCTTGTAGCTGCCGCGGTGCCCCTGCAGCGTGTAGTCCCCGGCGTCCGAGATCATGTGCCGCATCCACCCGTTGTGGATCTCCGACAGCTTTGTGAATCCCACCATGTGACCGAATCTGTACGGCGTGCGCACGAGAAACCGGATTGCGTCATTGCGGGTCACCCGCTCACCCTCTTTTCAGCCATCCGCCGCCGCCTCCTTCACCGCGGCCTCGACCTCCTCGATCACGCCCGGATCGACGTCGGCGACCATGACCTTGTCCACCGGCTTAAAGCCTGCGGTGTCGCGCATCAGCTCCCAAAACTTGCTGTTGCCCTTTGCCAGCTCCTTCGCGGCTACGCGCACCATCATCTCGCCGCCGGTGATGGGCTGCCCGTCCTTGCCGGTGCCGACGATCTCCTCCATCCACACCCGGCAAAGCTCCCGCAGATCGGCCTTGCGCCGCCTGGCCTCGCCGGATTTCTTCCCGGCTGCGCTCGCGCTGCCATCCTCGGCGGAGAAGCGCCTGCTTGTCGCGGGCCGCCGGATGAACCGGCCCTTTTCGTCGCGGTCGGGGGAGCGGGGCTTGTGCTCACTGGTCTTTTTAGCCATTCAGCAGCACCGCCTTGCCGCCGGTGAAGGTTTCCCAGCGGTCGATGATTACGTCAACATAGCGCGGGTCAAGTTCCATCATGTAGCATGTTCGGTTTAGCTGTTCACAGGCTATTAGTGTGCTACCACTGCCGCCGAAACAATCTAATACAATATCGTCTTTTTTACTGCTGTTTTTTATGGCTCTTCCGACAAGTTCAATCGGCTTCATGGTAGGATGCAAATCGCATTTCTTTTCTTTATCCATATCCCATACAGTTTTTTCATTTGTTGCTCCGTACCAATTAACAGCCTCTCCATTACTACCATATATGCAAGGCTCATAAGCATTCATATACTGTGCCATGAAGTCACCGAACCCACCGCTCGTTTTGTGCCATATAATGACGCTCCGTCGCTTCAACCCAGCATCATGGAACGCATTTAAGAACTCTCTGCTTTTACTGTGGGCATAGAAGACATATACTGCGCTTTTTTCTTTGGCGTGCATCTTTATATTTGTAAATGTGTCATACAAAAAATGATAAAGTCTTTCATAGTCAAGCGAATCATTTTTTATTTGTTCTCTCCCATTGCTCTCGATTTTGCCATTCTCTATCTTCATTCCGCCTGTGTAAGACACTCCATACGGTGGGTCAGTAAACACCATATCAGCCTTTACCCCATCCATAAGCCTATCAATAACCGCCGGATCGGTGCTGTCCCCGCACATTAGCCGGTGCCGTCCCAGCTGCCAAATGTCGCCGAGCTTGCTCCTGGGCTCTTCCGGGAGCGGCTTGTCCCAGTTGTCCTCCGTGACCTCCACCGGTTCTTCTTCCTCGCCGGGGATCTCGAAGTCAAAATCAAACCCATCGAAATCCAGCCCTTCCAGATCCTCCTGCAGCAGCTCGAAGTCCCACGGGCTTTCGTTGGTCTTGTTGTCCGCGATGCGCAGCTCCCGGATTTCATCCTCCGTCAGGCCGCTGGCGACGGTAACCGGCACGGTTTTCAGCCCCAGCTTTTTCGCGGCCAGCAGCCGGCAATGGCCGATGACCACCACGCCCGCGTCGTCTATGACGAGCGGCTGCTGCCAGCCGAAGCGCTTGATGCTGTTCGCCACGTTCGCGATCTGCTTTGCGTCGTGGATTTTGGAATTTTTCGGATACGGCTTCAGGCTGCCGATCTCAACCTCTCGGATTTCCATCCGGTATCTCTCCCTCCTTGATGATCATCAGCTTGCACCCGAGGCTGCGCAGGAAGCGCAGGTACTTCGACAGCATCACGTCCCCGCGCCCGTACATCCTCGCGTACTGCTGGCCTACGTCCGGGGTGTCGGCCAGATCGCTGATCTTCATTTGGCTGATCCCCGCCTCCCGGCGCAGCGCGTCCAGCTCATCCACACCGTCCCGCGCCGCTTGAATGATGTGGTATTCCATGCGATTCACGTCAAGCGTAACCTCCCTCCGTTGTTGTGACAAATTCAAATCCGTAAAATATGCGCACAAAGCCTCAGACCGTAGCCGTCTGCTTTGGCTGCGGTCTGAGGCCGTCCCGGTCACAAATCAAATTCCTCCTGTTCCATCCACTCCCGGACAAAGCACACGTTGTCCCAATTAACCACGGCCTGGCCGCCGCTGATGTCCGGCTTGTATTCCTTATCCAAAACGCGGGAGCCTCCCAGGTGCGCGTATCGAATCTTATCCGCCGGAAGCATCACCATGCGTCCGTTGGTAAAGTAGATCACTACCTGCTTGCTCTGCTCATCCATGATGCTCGCCCTCCTTAATTGTCATCTTCCTTCCCGCCGTATCCCGGCACGATCTTTTTGAGCGCGTTGTTATAATTGCCCTTATTCCCGCAGGCTTTTTTGTAAAATGCCATCAGGAATCCCGTCAGCGGGTCAAACGTGTCGCCGGGCTGGCACTTGACAACCGTTTTGGTTCCGTCCTCCCAGAAAACGATTGTCGCCGGATCATGGAATAGCACTTTCTTCGGCCGTCTCCCAGTCCACATCAGTTGCGCGTCCTTTTGCTCATGGTTCCCAATTATGTCATCACAAATGAATCTTCCGCAAAGTTCAACGATCGGATCGGCATTCGGCCTGTCCGTAATGGAAAAGTTTTCTGCGTCTACCCGCGTTTTTATGCCGCTGTGAATAATCGTTACAGGGTGCATTGCTTTTCCTCCTTCAACATCCGTCTGCGCTCTTTTTCGCGCTGTCTCTTCGCCGTCCGAACAGCTCGCTTATGGCGGTTCAAAGCGGCGTGAACGCCCTTAATCAGTCGCTTTGTCTGTGCCCGCGATAACGGGACATCCACGCTGAATCCGTGCAGTCCGAAGTCCGGCGGTTCCCATCCCAGTTCCGATGGCAGCTCTTCCGTCCCGATGGTCACGGGTCTTCCGTCTGCAAACAACAGTTCATACGGCACCAGCCCGACGTCATTCAGCTTCGGCGGCATCCGTCACCACCTCCATCCTCGCCATTTTCTCCCCAGCTGTACACACCGCCGGATAGCTGTCAATGCCAGTTGTCCCCGGGTGCTCCGCGTCATGGATGGCCTTGCGGATCACTTGATGCAGGTCGTAGAGCCGATGCCACTCTGTGTCCTTCTGTGCGCCGTAGATTTTCCGCATGGCGTCCAGATGCGGCTTGGCCTCGTCGCGCTTCCGGCAAAACTCCTCCGGGTGATCCCCGCCGCGAACAGCCCACGGGATTTCCTCGAACTGACCGATCTTCAGCCGCAGCAGTAATTCGATGGCCTTATCTGCGGCGCGGGCCTGGGCGGTTGAGAGTGTCAGTCGGTACTGCATTCGTCTGCTGCCTCCCTTTTCCGCGCTTCATGAAGCATGCAAACGTTATCCAGGTTGACGAACGTTTTTCCTTCGTACTTGTCCAGGCCGACAAGGCCGATCATCTTCTCGAAATGTTCTCCGGTCGAAATGTACGCCTTCTCCTCCGGGATTCTGACCTTGTTTCCGTTAGTGAAGTAAATCTCGATCTCGCTCACGGTTTTCCCTCCTTGCGGGCCTTGGCAAACCCATCCGCATAGCCGTCATCGTATCCCTCGGACCAGTACTCGGTGGGTCTTTTCTTGCCCTCGCCATAGGTGTCCACTGTGAAGATGCACCCGGCGAGGAAGCCAACCAGCAAGCCCAATGCGATGCACAGGACGTAATTCATTGCGTCACCCCCTGCATCTTGCGCATGGCGCTTCACCATGGTAAGAAACTGGTGTCTTGTCCTGCGGGTATTTGTTCCGCAGTTGCCGATCCAGCCAAATCAGTTCATCGTTCCTGGCGTTATAGCAGGACTGCGTATTTTTCTGGCTGATGAGCATATATAGAGCGCGTTGCAACAGTTCGATGATTTCCGAGTTTTCGCCGTTCATGCTGCGCAGATTATTCAGCACGGCCTCCTGATGGACAATGTAGTTTCTGAGTTCATCGTTGTCCATTCGGTTGATGATTTCATCGTCAAGCATCCCACTTCACCTCCCTTCCACACTGTGGGCAATACTTCGGTCTGTACCCGTCCCCGGTATCCAACATATCCGCCCAGCAGACCCCGCAATGGTACCAGTCAGACAGTGCACCGAGGAAGCGTTTTGGTTTCACAGGCTCCTGCTCCCGGAGAAGGGCAAGGGCATCTCCGACAATATCCTTTCTGGCAAAAACCCACATATTCTCCGGTTTGGATGCCGCTAAGCAATCGTATAAATGTCCTACAACCTTCTCCCTGTCAGGCATCCTCCCACCTCCATCCATGAACGTCCAGAAATGCATCTGCCTTGTGGTAGCGGTCGATGACCGCCGCCTGCTCTTTCAGCAGGGCGAGGGCATCCGTACACACTGACCCATGTCCGGCATCGCGCCCAAAATCGCCGCACTCATCACTATATGGGCAGCCGACACAGCCGCGCTTTTCCGTGAACCCGCAATGCTCCAGTCCCTTAATAACCTTCTCTCTTTCAGGCATCCAACTTCACCTTTCTTCCGCAGTTCGGACAGTACAGGAACACTTCTTCGTCTGCGAAATCGCTGTCAATCGATCTTCCACAGGCTCCACAGTAATGCCATCCGTCTTTTTCTGTCGGCTTCACAGGCTCCTGCTCCCGGAGCAGGGCGAGAGCGGTTTCAACGGTCTCTCTGCTAGTATGGACAAGCGATTCGCCAGTCAGCTTCGCAATGTCCATGTCAGCCGTAAGCTGTGCTATAACTTTCTCCCTGTCAGTCATCCTCCCACCTCCGGTTCCAACGCTCCGCAATCTCTTCCGGCGGCAGCGGGTTGTCATCGTCATCTTCCGGCTCGATTACAAGCCATTGCAATGGACACCCGTTATCGTGCCAGCCGTCTACGGCATAGGTCCAACTGAGATTCGGGTACACCCTGCGCTTGATGATCATAGAGCATCCGCAGAAAGGGCACGGCTTCAATTCAGGCATCCCCGCTCACCTCCTTCGCCTGGAGCAGCACGAGCGCGTCATGCATCAGCTGCTCGTTGCAGAAACCCGCGTCCTCGTCGATGTCAGCGTAAGGGCAATCGGGCGGGCAAGTGTGCACAGGGCCGCCGTCGCCTTTGCAGCACTGAAGACCTTTAATCACAATCTCGCGGTTCCGCATAGCAATCCTCCTCGGTTGGAACGACCTCAATGCCGTGGTAAATCGTCTTACCCTGGTATCCTGCGAAGTCTTCCTCGATCCGCGCTCCGTGGGAGAACTGGCTGCCATCCAGCAGGCAGATCGCGTCGGCGGCATTGAGCATCGCGAGACAGATCGGCATGTAGCCGTCCTGCTTCAGCCCCTGCGGAAGCCAGGCCGGATTCAGGACGTTCCAGCCCTTCCAGATCAGGTAGGTTTCCGCCGCATCAAACTTCGTTTTGTAATTCGGGTCAGAGGCCATCGGCCCGGCGATATAAATGGTCCGTCTCATGGCTGAAGCGCCTCCAATCCTCTGTTTATGGCTTGCTGCACCGTCTCGCCCTTCTTAGCGCCGACCATCCAGGAAGGCGGCGTCGGGATCATGTCTTCCTGCGGACGCCACAGGTGGAGGCAGAACGGATGCATGTTGACGTATTCGCTCTCCGCCGGATGGTACTCGATCACAACCTCATCGGGCCGGAAGAACAGCTGCTTCACGCGGCACATCTCGTTCCAGGTCGGGCAGCGGCTCGGGAAGCTGACCGAAACGTGATCCCAACCGCCGCCGTTGGACCAGACCACACCAGCGCGGCGGTTTGGGCGCGACGGATCGATTTCAAACAGCAGGCCCGTGCCGCCATCCTCACCAGTCTGGAAAATCTGCAGGCCTGGAATCCCTGCGATTTCATCAAGCGTTTTCATTTCCCGTCGTCCTCCAGTTCAAACACAATCTGATTCATGGTTTCCATCTTCGCCCTGAGATCCCGGATCTCGGCGTCAAGGCACGTGATGCGGGTCGCCGCGCTGCGGATCAGTTCGCGCTCCTGGTGGTTCTCTATGATTCCTTTTTTCGCCAGCCCATGCAGGGCGTTAACCATGTCGCGGTTTTTCATCATCGGTTTTACACCTCCAGGCCCAGCACCATGTCTGAATACTTGCAGTGCTCACGGTCCTTGCCTTCGACCTCATGCGGAAGCGTGTCATCGATCAGTTTCCGGTGCGGACACTTCCGCGCCTCCACCGCCGTCTTGCTGCATGTGAAGCATTCCGTCTGGCACATGTGGTTCAACAGATCGTTCAGCGTGTCCGTGGGGACATAGCTCATGCCCCGCATCTTGGAGACCGCCCAGTTCGGCTCGATCTTGATATGTAGCCTGATGTTTTCCAGCTCCGTGCGGATCTGCATCAACTTCTTTTCCTGCACGGTCAGAAGCAGCTTGTCGAGGCACTCCTGCGCCAGCCGTCCGACCTCATGCAGTTCGTCCCGGCATCCCGCCGCCTCGCTCCGCTTCTCCAGCGGGCCAATGCCCGCCGTGAAGCCGCTGACCATGGCGAACAGGGTTTGCAGGGCGGTGTATTCGCTCCCTTTCAGCGGTGTGCGTTCCATCTATTTTCTCCCTCGTTTCCGTTCCATTGCTCTGCGGTCTAAAATCTGCACGACCTTGCTCTTTTGCGCCTCGCGCACAAGGTTGTAGATAACCCTTTGTTTCCTGACTTCGATGAATGGCTGCACCCACTCTTTGTACTTTGGGCAGCTGTCGTGGCATGCCTCATGCCGTTCGGGCGCAACGCAGTCTCGGCAGGGACAATCTTTCTTGTTGCGGCTCATTTCACGGCTTGTCCTCCTGGATCGCCACCAGCGAGGCCCGGAGGAGGCGCTCGCAGCACTTGCCGTCATCCATGCCATGGTAGCGTTTGAAAGGGCATCCCTCGCACCGCCGAGAGTCGATGCCAAGGCAGCACTCCAATCCAGTGACCAGCTTTTCCTTATCCTTCCGGTTCACGATCCCGCCTCCTCTGCGTCCTCTGATTCGATGCACGTGATGGTGATCTCCACGCGTGGATTTTGCTTGTCGTATTCCACCCGGCTGCCGTCGTGTGTGGCGATCACGTTGCAGTTATCGTCCACGACCACGAAATTGTCCTTCAGGATGTCATCCGTGGCCTCTAACAAGTTCGGCAGATCCACCCGCCGGTGGGTGCGCATGTAGTACACGCAGGCCACGTTGACGGGGTAATCAATGCCTGTGTTGGTCGCCCGTTGAGCGAGGAGCTGAAGCGCGCATTCCTCGGCGTAATCCATGTAGGCCTTTGACGGGATGATCCGTGACCCACGCCCGATGCGGATGATCCGCTGGCTGTTCTTCTTCGTTCGCGGGTCGCCGGTGAGGGTGATTTTCATACCTCTACCTCCCACTTCACCGCCTTTCCGCAAGCACTGCAATACTTTGCCTTTGCGTTGTTTGGTGCTAAATCCGCTCCGCATTTTCCGCACGTCCAAACGATGCTGCCACCATTCGCGGGGATTCGTCTGGTTGTTACATTCGCCGGCTTCTGCTCCCGGAGCAATACTTCCCATGCTTTTACAGCGTTTTTGTCGGCTGTCCCATCGTCTTGTGTAAAATACCAATTCAGGTATTCAACCGCCTTGATGACTTCTTTTCTGTCGCTCATCTCCGAGCCTCCGCCGTAAGGCTCTCCAGCGGCAGGATGCCCGCGCTTTGACCCGGATAGGGGCCTCGTTCGAGGAACAGGCTGATGTTCTCCGTCATGCACTGCGCCATGCTCTGGATCAGCTGCGCCTCCGCAGCGATGCTGTTGACGCGCATGGTGACGGCCTCCCAATCACCGCCGTCAAGCAGGGTGCCGATGTCTTTCTGCGCGGTTTTGAGTTCGTCCTTGATTCCGCCCAGCAGGCGGAAAAGGTCTGCGAAAAGGATTTTCTGCTCTTCCATGTTGTGCCTCCTTATCCCCATTGTTCAGCCATCGCCTTTGCGATGCCGGGGAATGTTTTCGATCTCGTTTTCGGGTCTCTGAATCCGAATGTTTGCATCTTGGTTGTTTTGCCGTGCCCTCCGTCAACCCACAACCCGGTCGGTTCGACAACGTCTGTTGCAATCAACTGCGGGAGGCCCTTGAGCCACAGATAGGTCTTTTTCTTGTATGGGTCGCCGAACATGAACGGCTGAATGCACTGCGAGGCTGCTGGCAATTCCCATAGTCTGGACGGCACAGGGTTTTCTACTGCGATCCTTTCACATGGCGCATTCAACATGGCGAGGAAGAAGTCCCGCGCCAGGATTCCCTTGCGAATGCGATCCTCGTTCATGAGCCGGAATTCATCTGCCGGGAAAATCCCCTTTGGTCTGCTGATGACTTCATCGCCCATGTACAGATGGTTCGCGCCGAGGTTACTCAGGTATGTGCACGGCGGATGCGCGATGATGAGGTCGTACCCCCCCCCCCTGGCAATTTCTGCCAGAGCGTCGCCCCGAATATGCCACTCAGGGTGACCGCCGGAGCACTCCTGCAGATCGCAGCTGTACGCTTCGTGGCCTCGCTCCCGGAAGGCGATGCAGACCGCTTGGCTCTCCTCGCAGGCTACAAGCACCTTCATCGGGCTTCCTCCCATCTCCGATTCCACGATTCGGCGACTTTCTCCAGGGTCCAGCCGTCCTCCGGGTACAAGCACCAGAGAACCGCGTCCAGCGGGCAGTTTTCATCGTGCCAGCCGCGCATGTCGATTTGTGGATCACCGTTCGGGTATTTTGTTTCCTGAACTTCCATGCTACAACCGCAGAACGGGCATGGTTTCAAATCCATTATGTGTCAACCTCCATATCCAGCCACTCCATCTTGCAGGCCACACACTGTTCCCGTTCACGTTCCTTGTCGAACCCGTCCCGGATGCAGTGCGCACGCTCGTCCCAGCCCCGATACGGGCAGTTGATGTTGTAATAGACCGTGGCCTCGCCGTCTGCGCCGTTGTCGAAAGGGTCAAGATTTTCGTCCGACAGGACGGAGACCAGAAATTCACGGTTCGTCATTTGCCTCAGCCCTCTCTTTCGCCCGCTGTCTGTACTCGCGGCGCTTCCTGCGCCGGATCGCGTCCTTCTCCGCGAGGTAGCCTTCCCGGATGTCCTCGTAATGAACGTGCGCTTCGATCACGGTTCCGACCAAATCCCCTGTCTTTCCGTACTTCCTGTTCATCAGATGGATCATAGGCTGGAACAGCCTCGCCACAATGTTCCACACGGGCGCGTCTGCGTAATATTTCAGGAGCCGTTCAAGCTCCGGCCACTTCCCGTCCTCCTCGGCGAAGGCGTTTTCCGTCAGCACAAATTCGCCGCCAAGGTTCGCGGCCTCTTCAAATTTGAGCCAGGCGTCACCCATGACCACCCGGATACGTACGCGCTCTGTCCAGCGGTGGCACAGGGCCAGAAACTCATGCATCGGGATCTTCCCCGGCTCGGCTTCGAACTCCTTAAGCGTCATGGGCTGCCTCCTCAATCATCATTTCTGCCAGCCACTCCGGCATTTCAGGCTGCACGTTGGCCTTTTTCGCGGCCTCGGCTTTCTGCTCATCCTCCAGCATCCGGATATACCAGTCCGGCAGTTCGCCGGGCTTCTGCTCCGGGTATTCACGCTGTGAATAGTTCAGCTGCGCGATGTTCGACGGCCTCCCGGTCTGTTGCTGGTGCTGTCCGCGCTTCTGCCGGTGTTCTTCGCTGCGCTTCTCGGCATCCTCCACGGACTTGATACCGGCGCATTGCAAGCCCCGCAGGACCGCGCTCACGTAGGCCCAGTTGTTCCCGCCGTGTTCACAGGAGGTCTGCACCGCCCAGGCGATCAGATCCTCTGGCATCTCACCCATGTAGACCTTCAGCTCCTCCCACGCCCTTGGTGTCATGGCCTTCAAACAGGTGGAGACCAGGGTGCCGATTTCCGTGTGCTGGTAGCTGAACCCCTCGCGCACGCGTTCTTCGTTATCATCTATAAATTCTTTATCTTTGTCTTTGTCTTCTTCTTGGCTTTTCTGGGTTTT